AAATGGTCTGTTAGTCGCTATTCAACCAAACAGCTTGCACATTGCTCGTCAAGAAGTGTTTAATGCTCAACGCATTTTACAAACTGAGTACCAACCAGGTAACGCCAATAACGACATCAACGTCATTAAATCTGGCAACTACATCCCTGGTGGTTTCAAAGTGAACCACTACTTCACAAGCCCACATGCTTGGTTTATCCGCAACACTATTCCTGGTGGTACTGGTTTGAAGTACTATGAGCGTATGGCTGTTACGTTTGATCAAGATAATGACTTCGATACTATGAACGTTAAAGCCAAAGGCTACGAGCGTTATAGCTTCGGATGGTCTGATCCACGCGCTTTATTTGGATCTAATGGTCCTTAATTGTTATTAGTAACACCCCCCTCCCATAAAGAGGGGGTTCTTTTTATAAAGGAAACTTATCATGGCTTATGGTTTACAAAAAAAGAGAATGATGCCAGCATCAGCAGCACCTAAAAAAATGGCTCCTGCTAAGAAGATGATGGGATCAAAGATGATGGCTGCTAAGAAGATGGCTCCAAAAGCATCTATGTCTAAAAAGAAAATGTAAAGTAAAATTTAATCTCCAATGACGCTCTAGAAATAGAGCGTTGTTTTAAACAACGTCAAAGGAATATTTATCATGGCTTCTCCTACCCGTTTCCCCGCTGGTGTATCAACACAAGCAATTGGTTCTACACTAGGTCAATTTCCCCTTCCTGATCCTACAGACATCTCTTTAGATTTTGAAGATTTTTTTCAGTATGTTGCTGCTGACTTCACTGTAACTAACACTACATCCCATCAAACTATTGGTTTAGTTGTCGGTAATGGTGGAATAATTTCTACAGTTGGTGGTGGTTCTAGTGTTACTGCTGACATTGGTGCTATTCAAAATAATCCACTTAATTTCAACATTGCTACCAACACAATCACTGCTACTGCTCCTCCTACTCAAGTAGCTTGGTTCTACACTGCATTTAAAGCTACTACTGCTGCTAATGATCAACTATTAGTTGGTATAGCTGCTTCTATTGCTGCTCTTACTCCTACTGATGGCATCTACTTCAACAAGGCTGCTGGTTCTTCAGCAATTACTTTTGTTGTTCGTAAAGGTAGTGCTTCATTAGCTGCTACTGCTTACTCAACTGCTACTACAACTGTTGCTACTCTTGTTAGTGGTACTTTTATTAAACTTGGTTGGTACTACGATGGTAGAGGCAACATTGATGTTTTTGTAAATGATGCAAAAGTTTGTTCTGTTGATGTAGGCATTTCTACTGGTATTACAGCTGCTACATTCCCCAATGCTACAAACATGGGTGCAGGTTTTGGTTGTAAAGCTGCTGCTACTGCACCTACTACTGCGGATATGATTGTTGACTTTATGCTATCTGCCCAAACTCGTGCCTATTAATTAGGAGAGTCACATGGCTAATGCATTTACAACTCAAATCCTTGAAGAAGGACCACGCAACGTATCTGTAAAACTGGTAGGAATACTAGACACAGGTAACCTAGCTTCTACTGCTGCTCTTGCAATGTCCAGTATCAACCAAGGTGGTATTGGTCCAACTCCAGAGCAAGTAAGGATAGATCACATTGAATATGTTATTGGTTCTCAACTAGGAGTACAACTATTGTGGGATGCTACAACTGATGTTGTAGCTGTTCCTTTAGTTGGATCTGGACTCTCTTTTCTAAGAGAGTTAGGTGGACTAACTAACAACTCAGGAACTGGTAAAACAGGGACTATCAACATTCTGACTACAGGTTATACATCTGGTACACAGACATTTCTTGTCATCTTAAGACTTGTCAAACAAGGTGCAAATCTGTAATGGATTTACAAACTTTGCTTAACATAGGCTTAGGTTTAGCATCCAGTGTTACAGGTTGGTTTGCTAGAGAATTGTGGTCTGCTGTCAAAGAGCTTAAGACTGATCTTGCTAAGTTAAGAGAAGATCTTCCTAAAGAGTACGTTGTTAAAGATGACTATCGGGAAGACATTCGAGAACTTAAAAAGATGATTGAAAAGATCTTTGACAAGCTAGACAATAAATCTGATAGGGTATAACTGTGTCTTACAAATCCAACTGGGACAACGGTGGTTGGAAAGTTGTTTGTGATTCTTGTGGTCGTGTGTTTAAAAACAACGAGCTACAACTTCGTTGGGATGGGTTGATGGTTTGTAGTGGTGACTGGGAAATCAGACAACCACAAGACTTTGTACATGGAGTAGCTGACATACAAGCTCCTCCTTTTACTAGACCAGAATCATCAGATTCCTTTATCCCAATTAATTACACTCAACAGCCTAATGAGACTATTGATGTAACTGAAGTTCTAGCAAAGATATTTATTAGAGCAGCAGAGAGTGAGAGTGTTACTGTCTCTGAGTCAGTTTCATTGGAGGCTAACAATACTAATGCAGAAAGTGTTTCTATTTCTGAATCAGTTACTAGTCTTTTAATCTCATCATCAGCAATCAATGGCTCAGCAATTAATTCTTTAGGGATAAATTAAAATGAATGAAACAATTAATTTAAAAGGTGAGATAGAAATCCTACTAAATGACAAAATAGTCTTAGAAAAAAAGAATGTAATTGTTCAAGTAGGAAAGAACTTCTTAGCCTCTGCCATTATTAGTAGCAGTACATCTCCTTTTATTGCTATAGCAATAGGTACTAACAGTACTCCTGCTGGAGTAGGTGACACAACTCTTGGAACTGAACTAATACGTGCTGCGTACACTACCTCTAGTGTTGCTGCAAATATTGTGAGTTTGTCTAAGACATTTGCTGCTGGTGTAGGTACAGGTACTATTACTGAAGCAGGTATCTTTAACAACGCTACATCTGGTGGAACTATGCTGTCACATGTGGTGTTTAGTGCTATTGGTAAAGGTGCTAATGATTCTTTGACAATTAATTGGACTATCACTGTTGGTTAATAGGGAATTATTATGGCTATAAAGTTCACCAACAATGCAACATCTACCCTAGCATCAGGCATTGCTAGTGGTGATGTTAGTCTTACTGTGTCTACTGGACAAGGTGCTTTGTTTCCTACCCTAGGTGGTGGTGACTATTTCTATTGCACACTATCTAATGTAGCTAACACAATTGAGATTGTTAAAGTAACTGCTAGGTCTACTGATACATTCACTATTGTTCGTGCTCAAGACAACACTACGGCTAGTGCATTTGTTACTGGAGATAAAGTAGAACTACGTTTAGTAGCTGCTGTTCTTAGTAACACGGCAATACTAGATCAGACTAATGTTTTCTCAGCAGCTCAAACAGTTAATATCAATGGAACAGTGGGTGCTACTACTCCTGCTGTTGCAACAGTCACTACTCTTACTGCATCAGCTGATTCATCATTTACTTCAACTGGTGCATTAAGCATCAGCAAGGGTACGACTGGTCAACGACCAACCCCAGCAAGTGGAATGCTTCGCTTTAACACTACATCAGTAGAGTTTGAGGGATACAACGGTACTGCTTGGGCAGGTGTAGGTGGTGCAAGCCTAAGTAATGACACCAGTACAGCGAGTAACTTGTTTCCATTGTTTGCAAACGCTACATCAGGAACAGCATCCACCCTGTTTACAGGCAACGCTAAGTTGCTGTACAAACCAAGTACAGGTGAACTACAAGCATCAGTCCCAGTGGCACTAAATGGTATTGTGGTTAACAGTCAAACAGTTGCAGCAAGCTACACTATTGGAGCAGGATACTCAGGTATGTCTGCTGGTCCCGTTACCGTGGCATCAGGTCAAGCTGTAACTATATCTAGCGGTAGTCGCTGGGTTGTTGTTTAAGGAATACAAATGGCATCAGTAGTAATTTCAGGGGACACATCTGGAGCGATAACCATATCTGCACCTGCTGTAGCAGGTACTAACACGCTTACTCTTCCTGTAGCAACCGATACTCTGGTTGGTAAAACAACTACAGATACTCTGACAAACAAGACCTTAACAAGTCCCACATTGACAACACCAGCACTAGGAACACCAGCAAGCGGTATTCTTACAAGTTGTACGGGTGTGAATTACGATGGATACAAGAACCGCATCATCAATGGTGCGATGGTGATTGACCAGCGTAATGCGGGGGCTAGTGTTACTAACACCACTTCTAATCTTTATATTACAGATAGATGGAATATTTTTGGGCAACAAGCAAGTAAATTTACAGCACAGCAAAACGCTGGTGCTGTTACACCTCCAGCAGGATTTACTTATTATTTGGGTATGACTTCATCTTCTGCATACGCTGTACTGAGTGGTGACAACTTTAAAGTTTTACAGCCAATAGAAGGTTATAACATTGCAGACCTAGGTTGGGGTGCGGCTGGCGCATCAACAGTCACTTTGTCTTTTTGGGTTCGCTCTAGTCTTACTGGAACATTTGGCGGGTCATTTACAAATTCATCATATAACCGTTCTTATCCCTTTAT